CTCTTATTATTAAAAGTAATATAGAAACTTTACATAATATATATAATTCTAAAACTTTTATTTCTAAAATTTTTGATTGTACTAAAGATAGTATTACTCAAGATAATGGAGTTATACATGTTCAAAAAAATTATAGTATTAAAGATTTAGAAAATATGTTTACAATTTCTGAATATATTAGAGAAAATATAATACCAAAAATTAAAAATATTAATATTGAATTAAATATATTTCAAAGTGTTGTTTTTAAAGATGATAATTTACTTATAATTAAATATATTTCAACTATTGATAAACCATCTTATGTTAAAAATATGTTAGCTGATCAATCTACAGTATTTTATATAAAAATACATCCAACAAAAGAAGATAAAAATTTATTACTTGTAAATTATATTAGAAAATTTATACCAACTGGTGATGATGAAATTAATAATGATGAAAATATTATTGGCGACATTAATATTTTAAATATAAATAATACTTATGATACTATTCAATTTAATCATGGTTTACTAATTGCCGCAAGTGCTCTTTTAGGAGATGATACAGTAAATGATATAATTATACCATTTATATATAAAATTTTTGATGATTTTATTGATAATATATTAAATAAAAGAATTAAAAATTTTCTTAGAAAAAAAAATATAGATGTTTATACAAAGAAAAAAACTTAAATATCTTGTTGTGCTAAACATAATTTTATTTCACCAAGTGATGCAATAGTATATCTTAATATAATTGGATAAGAATTTTTTAAATATATTTCTACAGTTGGACATAAATTTGTGCATTTTGTAAATATCAATAAATATTTTAAACTAAAAACACCTTGTATTATTTCTTGATCTTCTTCTGTATTATTATCTGTTTGTTTAGAAATTGTTATATTTTGTGATTTTTCACTTCCCAATATTGTTTCTTGACTACAAAAATCCCCTTTACACTTTAAAATTAATGATTTTTCTATATTTCTGATTTCAATATATTCAGAAATATTATGCATATCGCGAATTATTTTTTGCAAATATGATGATGGCATTGTAATTGTTGTATGAAAATTAACTGGTGGTATTGTAACACTTAATACATCAATATCAATTGTTGATAATTTATAATTTGTTTCTACATTCTTTTCATTATTTGTAATTTTAATTCCTAATTTATTTGGATCTTCTTTTTCTACATATAAAGTTAAAAGATCATTTGTTCCTATTGTTTTTATTAACATATGTAATTTAAGCATATTTACGCCAATATACATTTTCTTTTCGCAAAAATATTCTTCAAACTTATCTGCTTCTAATTTTAAATGAATTAAAACAACGTGTGTATTATCCATTGCCATTATTTTTAATCCTGTTTCATCAATTTCTAAATTAACATCCATTAATATATCTTTTAATGCATCAATTACTTGTTTAATTATTGATGCTTGTATAGTTTTTATATTTATAAAATATTTATCGTTATTTGTTACCATTATAAATTAATATTTTTGCATAGTCTTTATATAATTATTTTTGATTTTAAATTAATATATTTTTATATATTAGAAAAGATAGAAAATAAATGGCGGCTCGAAGAGAGCCTAGTTTTCAGAGGTGTCAAGGGACACGAAGGCATCACAATCCGGACATAAGGAGCGTTTTAGAATCTGTTATTTCATTACTAGGTGAATTTCAAGAAGCACATAATGACTATCGCGCTGGTAGGAGAAATACATGGGGTTGCATGTCTCCCTTATTAGAACCTGTCGAAACTTTTACTAATGGGAATGAAATGAGGTTTGATGACTATTTTCGCGTCTCTGTAAGACAAGCGCGCCCGATGGGAGAATTAAAATGGACGTGTATTGTTGAGTTTCGATTTCGAAACCAGCCTATTTTTCATATGACTTTAATTTATAATCCTCCTGGAACTACCAATCATGAATGGCAAGATGGAGTACATTTTACAAGTGATTTAACAGCGAGAAGGGTATTTTTACAACCAGGCGCTATACGTCGTGATGATTTTGAAAGTACATATGTACTTGGAGATCAACTTGGTGATATTTGTTTTGATATGGCTACATATTTTAGAGATGGGGTAAGTACTAGAGGGGAGAGAATAACTGACAGAAATTTGTGGGAATTTCTACAGTTGCCTCCTCATTTACCGGCATCAGAGAATGATATACGGAATCATATTCATAATGGTCTTATGATATTTGGAGTAGCAGTGAAAGCAATTGTACTTTATGATAGATGGAAAAATCTAGGCGTGCAAACAACAAAAAGAGAAGTTTTTGACCAAACAGATAGATTAAGACTTCAAATTAATCTTCCACCACTCACTGGTAGTGATAGAGATATTTTTATGGACGATGGATACAGAGGTACGGATGATTTGCTTGGGACAATTGACTGGTCTAATCTTCCAACTGATAGTGATAGAGATATTGACTGGTCCATATTCCAAGGCGGGGGCCTTCAAAAAAAATTAATAGTTTATTCAAGAAAAATTCAAAAAATAAAAGAATTAACAAAAATATTAAATAAAAATAAAAGTAAAAACAAAATTAAAATAGAAAAATATAATAAACAAATTAAAGAATTAAAAGAAAAAATTATAAATACAAAAGAAAAATTAAAGAAACAAAAATTAAAGAAGGAAAAATTAAAGAAGGAAAAATTAAAGAAGGAAAAATTAAAGAAGGAAAAATTAAAGAAGGAAAAATTAAGGAAGGAAAAATTAAAGAAGGGAAAATTAAAAAAAGAAAAATTAAAGAAAGTAGCCAAAAAACCAAAAAGTAATAAAAAATAATTTAATATATATCATGAACGTGTGAAACAATATCATTATCATCATTACAACTACATTCTGAATTATTATTTGATATAGAAGTATCACATGTCATATGCTGTGTTAGATTATTATTTTCAGATAAATTAGATATAGAAACAGGTATATTATTTGAATTTTTTCTTCTTAGTTGTTTATACATTTCATTGTCATAATCATTACAAATTTCTCTAATTTCATTCCATTTACACTGTACTTCGCTTATATTTTTATTAAATTCTTTGACATCCCATAATTCTAATAAAGAAGTAGATATATTACTATTATTTTTTAAATATATTTCTAAAATTTTTTCATCAGAAATATTGGTAGGTGCTTGTTCTTTAAGTTCATCCATTTAATAATTTAAATTATTAATATATTTTTATATAGTATTTTTATATTTTTCTAATTGCGAATGATTATATTCATTTGCAATATTATAAGCTATTAATTCATATGGATGTTCGTATAGTTTATTATTTTCTAAACAAATTACATCATTAATATTATCTGGTTTATTACTTCTATAAAGACAAGCAAGTTTTTTATTATTATTATCAAGATATATTGAATTATTTAAATCAGGATTAGATCTTTGTTTTTTATTTTTTAAAGATGTTTTTTTAAAACCCATTTTATTTATTACATTTTCTAGAATATCAGGATTATATCTTTGATATATATGTATTTTTTCATGTATTAATGTATTTATAAAATTATGATCTATATTATTTGGTATAATTTTATCAGATAAAAATATAATATTTTTTCTTGTATGTGGAAAACCATTTTCATATTCAAAATTATTATAATTTTTTGTTAATGCAAAATTCCATTTAATAATTGCAATATCACTACCTTTTAATAATTTATTATAATTATTTAAATATTTATCAGCTTCAATGCAAGATTTTGTTATAATATTTATTTGATTATTATTAAAATCAGTAGCACATTGTATAGACTTATTTTTATAAATATTACTATTATTTACTTTTCTGGCATATAAATCAAAATCTGTTAAATTTTTAAAATAAGTATCAGAATCATTATAGAAAAAATCGATTAATTCTTCTTTTTTTAAAAAATTAATATTTTTTTCATCAAAATTTTCTTTTCTAATATATGTTTTTTTGTAAATTTGATAAATAAAATAAATAATAGCAATTACTAATATTGATATAATTATTTGTAATAATATTAATAATTTCATTCGTTTTACTATAATTAAATATTTAAATATAATAGAATATGTACTCTAAATATATATATACAATTATATATATATTTATAGCAGAATTTATATGGATTTATTTAATAAATTTTAATAATTATGCATTAATTACTAAAAAAGTTCAAAAAGAAGAGATGATTTTAAATATTAAATATACTATAGTTGCTTACATATTTGTTTTAGGTAGTATATTCATAATAGCCATACCATTTGTAAATTCTAAATTAATAAAAAAAGATAAAACAAATAAATCCATATTTAAATCTTTATTATATGGTGGAATAATAGGATTTTTCATATATGGAATTTATAATTTTACATCATTATCAATTTATAAAAATTATAGTTTGAAAATTGCAATTATGGATACGCTATGGGGAACCTTTTTATATGCAACATCCGTAACATTATATTTATTTATTTGATCATATGTTGTACGCTTACTAAATCTAAATCTTTAACGCGATATAATTCATATTTATTATTTGGTAAAGGTCTTTTTATAATAAAAGGTAATTTACCTTCTAAAAGTTCTTTAATTGCAATTGAACGTAATTCAAAGTTGCTTTTAATATTAAAATCAATTTTTACAAATGGTGGCGAACCATGTGCGATCATTGTTGCTCTTTGTGAAATAATCTGATCTAATTCATATTTAGTCATGATTGGTTTTGAAATTTTTTTTTCTTCTAATTTTGTATATGTTTCATTTACAGATGTAATTTTATTTTTTATGGGTACTAAAGATTTCATTAATTATTCCTAATTCTTTATATTTATATCATTTTTTATTTTTAATGTAATTTTCTAATTTACCATTTGTTATACTTTTAATTGCATTATGTAAATTAATAACATCATATTTAGAATTATGGGCGTTTTCCATATCACAATTAAAAGCTAATTTATATAATTCTTTTAAACTAGGATCTTTAATTTTATTATATTTATTTTTTGCTTTAACTATGTATTTGAAAGTTTTCATAGTACAAATTTCTATTTTTTTATCTAATTCCATAATAATATGATATAATTTTCTTCTAAATAACTCACTTTTAATAACATTTATATCAAAACCTATATTATGTGCGACAACATATTGACATTTTTGTAATTCATTATAAAATATATCAGCTATTGTATTAAAATTATAACCATTATTTTTTGATATTTCATTTGTTATACAATGAAATTCTGAATTTTTGATATTAAAATTTTCAGCATATATTATATAATCGTGTAGTTTTAATTCTTCTAAATTATTATCACATATCATAAAAGTAAATTGTACTATTCGTGCAGAATCATATTTTTCTAAATCATTATAAAATGGATATTCGCAATATTTTTTTGTAATTGGCAATCCATTGGTTTCGGTATCAATTATCATATACATTTTTAAAGTATAATAATAATATAATTATAATTTATATTTTTAAATAATAACATCATTTTTTATTTAAAAAATATTTCTTGATAATAATATTATTTTAGCAAATGACAATAAAAAATACATATTATATAATTTAATATTTTTAAATAAAGGTATTAAGAAAATTATAAAAAATATTAATATATAAAAAAATGTTATTAAAAATAAATCTTTATTATTATCTATTACATTAATTAAATTTGTTATTATTTTTTCATTTTCTAATTCATATTTATATTGTTCTTTTAATAAATTATAATAATATGGTGCATTATAATCAACATATATATTGCTATTATAATTATATGGAATTTTATTATCCAAATCTATTATAAACATTTTAATAAATATATATATATTATTTTTATATTAATTAATTTTTACCATGATTCTTTTTTTCCACCATCATATTTTTTTCCATATTTATTATGTATCATTAAATCATTTATATTAATATTATTTTTATAAATAATACATAATGGACGACCATATTTATCAAAATCACCAAAAATAACTTTTATAATATGTGTATCATTATTAATTAATTTTCGAATATTATCACGAGAATATTTAACCGTATCTTCAAATTTTATATCAGTTAATTTATTAATTAAAAAATTTCGGGCTGATATTGCTATATTTTTTTCATTGCCACATAATTCTGGTGTATCTATTCCATCTAATCTAACATTCATTTTA